CCAAAAGAATTTTGCGAGATGTGGCCAATCTTGAATTAATAACCCGTGTTGGAGGGTAAAAACGTGCTGTAGATGGTCTGCCCATGAGCGGGCAGGCATCACACGCTAAGGGCAATGGGCTCAATCCCAAGCAGGCGCGCTTTGTCGAAGAGTATCTGGTCGATCTTAATGCGACGCAGGCTGCGATCCGAGCAGGCTACAGCGTAAAGACAGCCGGCGCCATTGGCGACGAAAACCTCAGAAAACCTCAAATAGCCTCCGCGATTCAGGCTGCTATGGACGAAAGGTCGCAGCGGACTGAAATCACCGCGGATTACGTCCTCACCACAATCGTCGAAACAATCGAACGCTGCAAGCAGGCGAGGCCAGTCCTAGATCGCAAGGGAGATCCCATCCTTGTTGACTTGCCGAACGGCGAGATCGGGGCGGCTTACACCTTCGATAGCGGCGCGATCCTGAAGGGCGCAGAACTGCTCGGTAAGCACCTGAAGCTGTTCACTGACAAGGTTGAGGTAAGTGGAGCGCTTGCTGTCGCAGAGGCGATTGCAGCCGGCCGTAAACGTGTCGCGAGTGTAGCCAATGGCTAGCGCGGTCGACCCCATGATCATGCTCGCTGAGGACATCGCCAGCTTCACGCACGACCCGCTCGGCTATGCGATGTACGCCTACCCTTGGGGAGGGGGGTCGCTGGCTAACACGCAGGGCCCGCGCGAGTGGCAGGTGGATGTCATGGAGGACATCCGCGAGCATCTCGAAGACCCCGCAACCCGACATGAGCCACTGCGGATCGCGGTCGCATCTGGCCATGGGATCGGGAAGTCTGCGCTGATCTCCATGTTGATCGATTGGGGGTCCGACACCTGCGAAGACACTCGCATCGTCATTACGGCCAACACTGAGCAGCAGCTTCGCACGAAGACGTGGCCCGAGGTGTTGAAATGGCGGGGGCTGTCGATCACGCGAGATTGGTGGAGACCGACCAAGACCGGCATTTTCTCTGTTATTCCAGGGCATGATGAGAACTGGCGCGTCGACGCCGTCACGTGGTCAGAGAACAACACCGAAGCGTTCGCGGGGCTGCATAATGTCGGCAAGCGGATCATCATCATCACGGATGAAAGCTCCACAATCGCCGACAAGGTTTGGGAAGTCATCGAAGGCGCGCTGACCGACGAGGGTACGGAGCTAATTTGGATAGCGTTCGGCAATCCGACGCGCAACACTGGCAGATTCCGCGAGTGCTTCGGTCGCTTTCGCCATCTGTGGAAGACCCGCCACATCGACAGCCGGTCGGTGGAAGGCACAAACAAGAAATATCTCGATGAGCTGGTCGCTACTTATGGCGAGGAGAGCGACATCGTGAAGGTCCGCGTGCGTGGGCAGTTCCCATCAGCGTCCTCGCTGCAGTTCATCGCCAGTCATGTTGTCGAGGATGCGCGCAAGCGAGAGATTAAGCCAGCTTACGATGAGCCGCTTATCATGGGGGTCGATGTCGCCCGTTTCGGCGACGACGCCAGCACCATATACTTTCGCCGTGGCAGGGACGCCAAAACGATACCGCCTGAGCGGCTGCGCCAAGTCGATACGATGCAGCTCGCCGCGCGAGTGGTGGAACTGCAAAGGCGTCACCAAGCCTCTGCCATATTCGTTGACGAGGGCGGCATAGGCGCGGGCGTCGTTGACCGCCTCAAGATGCTGCGGGCGCCGGTGTTCGGCATCCAGTTCGGTGGCAAACCGCTCGGCGCCGTTAATCTGGGCGAGGGCGTCAAGGTGGCCAATCGGCGCGCCGAGATGTGGGCCATCATGCGGTCGTGGTTGGCCGGCGGCGCGATCCCCGATGACCAGCAACTCCAGGATGATCTGACCGGCGTCGAGTACGGCTTCAACCCCCGCGACGAAATCCAATTGGAGCGCAAAGAGCACATGAAGGAGCGCGGGCTACCATCCCCAGACGACGGCGATGGCCTGGCCCTCACTTTCGCAGTGCCAGTCATGCTTCAGCAGTTTGACGACGACGAAGATGAAGATTGGCGCGGCTGCGGTCGCGATAAAGCGACGGGGTATTGATGACCGAGACCGCAATCTATCTCGACGACGCGGCTGACACGGACACCGCCGATCGCGAGCCCACTCTCGCCGAGATCCTGGACGCCCCCAACGTCGCCGACCTGCTCGATGAGCATAAACTGCACGAGATCGGCCAGCGCTGCGTCCGTGAGTTCGAATATGACTGGGAATCCACCAAGGAATGGCGCGAGCGCTACAAGCGCTGGATGGACGTGGCCATGCAGGTCAAGGAGGCCAAGAACCATCCTTGGCCCAAAGCCGCGAACCTAAAATTCCCGATCCTGACAACGGCGGTCATTCAATTCTGGGCGCGGGCCGTGCCTGCGATCATCGACGGCGCGAATCTGGTCAAGGGCCGCGTGCTTGGTCCGGACCCGGATGGTGTGAAAGCAGCCCGCGCCGAGCGCATGGGTCAGCACATGACCTGGCAATTTCTGTACGACATGCCGGCTTGGGAAGACGATACCGACAAGCTGCTGCTGCTGCTGCCAATCGTCGGCTGCGTCATCCGCAAGACCTATTACGACGCGATCGAGCACCGCAACGAATCCGAGATCGTCAGCGCCGACGATTTCGTGATCAATTATTGGTCGTCGTCACTGCTCAAGGCGCCTCGCTTTACGCACGTGCTGCGCCGCTATCCGTATCAGGTTGAGGAGAATGTGCGCTCGGGGCTCTGGTATGATGTTCAGCTACCAACATCGACCAACGAGAAGGACGGTTCCGACACCGCGCCTATCGAATTCTTGGAACAGCATTGCCGGATAGATCTGGACGGCGATGGCTACCCGGAGCCCTATGTCGTGACTCTCGTGCGTGAGACCGGCGAAGTATGCCGGATCGCGGCGTGTTTCGACGCTGAAGGTGTTAAGGCTATGCGGGTTCGCGGCCATAATGTTGTCCAACGTATCGAGCGGAAGCAATATTTTACCAAATATGGATTCCTGCCCTCGCCCGATGGCTCGTTCTATGATCGCGGCTTCGGCCAAATCCTCGACGACATCACTGGCGGCATCGACACAATCCTGAACCAGTCGCTCGACGCCGCCACGCTGCAGAACACGCAGGGCGGATTTATCGGTTCCGGCATCAACATCAAGTCCGGGCCGATGCGCATGGCGGCCGGCGAATGGAAGCGGGTGGATGTCACGGGCGGGACGCTTCGCGATAACATATTTCCGCTCGAACTGCCCGGCCCATCGGCTGTCCTGTTCAACCTGCTCGAATTGTTGATCGGGGCGGCTGAGAAGATCACAAGTTCGTCGGACGCGCTCAGTGGCGAGAGCAGCGGCACAGAGCAGCCCACTACGCTTCTCGCCCGCATCCAGCAAGCGACCAAGGTGATGACCGGGATCTTCAAGCGAATCCACCGCGCTTTCGGGCAGGAGATCGCCATCATGCGCGACCTAAACAAGGATTTCCTGGAAGATCAGGTCTATTTCAATCTGACCGACACGCCTGGACAGATCGGCCGCGCCGATTACGAGGATAAGGACCTGGATGTCATCCCGGTATCCGACCCGACCTCGGTCAATGACGCCGAGAAGGCTGCCAAAGCGAATTCGCTGATGGTTTGGATCCGCAATCCTCTGGTCAATCAGCAGGAGATCGCGCGCCGCTACATGGAGGCGACCGGCCAGCGCGACATAGGCAAGTTGCTCGACGTTGCGCCACCCCCGCCAGATCCAAAGATCCTGATAGAGGGGGCAAAGCTCGCTCTCGAAAAGATGAAGGTCGACGCTCTGTACGATCAGCAGAAGGCTACCGGGGTCAAGCAGCTGATCGATGCCGCAGTGGCGGCCGCCGGCATCGGCCTGATCGACGACGCCGCCATGTTCGCCGGTGCCGCGCAAAAGCTCTCGATCGAATCCACCCAATACACACTGGAGTCACCCAATGGGCAACCCGTTGACCGACAAGCCGACATGGGAGGCGTGGCGCTCCCGCGCGGAAACGAAGGCGTTCTTCAACCACCTGCGGGACCGCCGCCTGGCGCTGATGGAAGCATGGGGGCGGGGAACCCAGATGGACCCGAGCCATCAGCCCTCAGCGATGGTCCTGCTCCAGCTCCAGAACCTCTCGCATGACGAAATTCTGATGTTTTACGAAGCCGAACCGATGGAGATCCTTGGTGAAGAATGAAGAAAACCGCTCGGGGATCGTGCCTATCGATCTTCGCGTGCTCGTCTTGCAGGACGCGCCCGACGAAAAGAAGGGCCTGATCATCATGCCCGATTCCGTGAAGGACAAGGAAAAGTTCGCACAGGTCAAGGGGACCATTATCGCGACCGGCGAGAATGCGTGGGAGGAGGCCGCAAATCGATCGCCGACCTTCCGCAAGCCCGCCGCTGGAGATCGGGTGATCATCGGAAAATATGCGGGCATCAAGGTCACCGGGATCGATGGCGTCGATTACCAGCTGATGAACGATGAGGACGTCATCGCCAGGCTCGAGGAGTAGACAATGGCAACCGCACCAATCGATAACACAGGCCATGGCGACAGCGCCGGAGAGGCTGCGGCCCCAGACTACGAGGCGCGCGCGCTCAAGCTTGGCTGGACGCCCAAGGATCAATTCAAGGGCGATCCCGAAAAGCACATCGACGCCGAGACGTTCGTCAAGCGCGGCGACGAGCTTATGCCGATCTTGCGTGCGCAAAACCGCAAGCTCATCGATCGTCTCGACCAGGCCGAGCGCACCGCAAAGCAGGCCGCCGAATTCTTCTCAAAGGCGGAACAGCGGGCCTATGAGCGGGCACGGGCCGACATTCTTGCCGAGCAGGAAGCGGCCGTCGAATCCGGCGATGTCGCGGCGCACCGGGCGGCAGCGAAGAAGCTCGACCAACTCGAAAAGCCGGCAGCCATAGCGGCGCCGAAAGTCGACCCCGAGGCGGCTGCGGAAGCATTCGCCGATTGGGGCCGCGAGAACAAATGGTATGCCTCAAACCGGATCATGCAGGCCTATGCTGATGCCCAATCGGACAAGATGCTGAAGGGCGGCGCATTACCAGGTCCGGAGCACCTGGCGAAGATCACCGAGATTGTGAAGGCCAAGTTTCCCGAGGAATTCGAGGATGCCGAGCCGCGCGCGCGTCCGCGACCTACTGTCGATGGCGGTAACCCGATCCCGCCGCGCCGTGGCGGAAAGACCTTCGCCGATCTCCCGGCAGAGGCGAAGGCCCAGTGCCAGCGCTTCATGAAGCAGGGCGTGATCAAGAGCGAGGCCGACTACGTCAAAAGCTATCAGTGGTAAGGAACTCAGAAATGGCAACCACAACCAGAAAACCCGTGCGCCGCGGACGCAAGCCTGCCGCCCCGGCCGGATTCAGCGCAGGAAAGGCGGTAGCGAAGGCTCCAGAACCTACGCCGGAAGCTGTAGCCGAAGCACCTGAACCCACGCAGCGCCGCCGCCGCAAGAGTGTCGGTGGCCACGCCATGCAGCTGTCAGCGCCGGAACGCCCCGGCTTCATCCGCCGCTGGGTTAACGATAACGGCAACCGTATTGCTAACGTTGACGAATTGGCGTATGACCACGTCACGGACAAGGGTGTGCAGTCATCAGACCCTTCATCTCGCATCTCCCGCCTTGTAGGAACGAAGGCCGGCGGCGAGCCGCTCCGCTCTTACCTCATGGAAACCCCCGCAGAGCTTTATGCCGAGGGGATTGCAGAGAGGGAGCAAATCCACAGCCAAGTTGACCAGGCACTTGTCAAAGGCGGTGACTTCACAGGCGAAATGGATGAGCGTTTTTCGCACCCAGATCGCCATGGCTCGATTCGCATCGAGCGCTGAGGTTCCCTGACACAAGGCACCCCATGCGCTCGCTTGAGATGCAAGGGGTGCCGTCATGGCCAACGCAGATACCCCCCGTGGACTTCAGCCCGTTCGTTATGCCGGCGGCGGTCCTTACAGTGGGGCGACCAACCAATATTACCACGATTCAGGCAATGGCGTCGCGATTTTCAAGGGTGACCTTGTCACACTGACCGGCTCGTCAACGCTCGTCAACATCGGCGGAACGGTCCGCAGCCTTCCCAATGTGGTTCAGGGCGCAACCGGAGACGTCTTTACCGGCGTTTGCGTGAGCGTCGAGCCGGAGAGCCGCGACAGCACCACCTATTGCGCGGCCTCCACGAGCCGCATCATCAACGTGTGCGATGACCCCGCCGTGCTTTTCGAGGCGCAGGATGTCAATTCCGGCACGCCGCTGACTGCGAACGACGTGGGCTTGAATGTCAACGTCGTGGTCGGCTCGGGCAGCACTGTGACCGGCTATTCGGCGATGACGCTCGACAACACCACCGAAGCAACGACCAACACGCTCGATCTCAAGATCATGGCGCAGGTCAATCGTGCAGACAACGATCCTGGCTCCGCAGCCGGTACGGGCGCTGCCGCGGGGAAATACCTCGTGCGCATCAACCGTCATCGCAGCGCGAACCAAGTCGCCGGCCTGTAAGGGGGATTGAGAAATGTCTGCTATTGGCACCGGCAATACGCCCAAACTTCTCTGGCCCGGCATCAATGCCGTGTGGGGATCGAACTACACAGATTACGACAAGGAATATCCTGACCTTTTCGAGGTTCAGTCTTCGGACATGAATTACGAAGAGGATGTCGAGGAGCCTGGCTTCGGCATGGTTCCGCAGAAGCCGCAGGGTTCCGCGATCACCTATCAGTCGACCGCGCAGGGCACCGTCACGCGATACACACACGTGGCTTACGGTTCCGGCTTCATTGTCACCCGTGAAGAGGCGGACGACAACCTGTATGAGAAGCGCGCAATAAGCCGTGCACGTCGCCTGGCTCGCTCTTTCCGGCTGACCAAGGAAACGGTGCTCGCGAATATCTACAATCGCGGGCAGACATCCGGGTACACCGGCGGCGATGGTGTCGTGCTGTCTTCGACGGCGCATCCGAGCAATGCTGGCAACCAGTCGAACCGGCTGACCACCGCCGCCGACTTCTCCGAGGCGTCGCTTGAAGATCTGTGCATCCAGATCATGGGCGCGACCGACACAAATGGCCTGATCATCAAGCTACAACCCAAGGTTTTGCTGATTCCCAAGGAATTGGTTTTCGAAGCCGAGCGGGTGCTGAAGTCGGTGTTGCAGAACGACTCTGCCAACAATGCGACAAATGCGCTTCGGTCGACCGGGATGATCCCGAGCGTGAAGGTCAATCACTTCTTCACGGACACTGACGCGTTTTTCATCCGCACCGATGCACCGGATGGAATGAAGATGTTCCAGCGCACCAATCCCGAGTTCGCCCAGGACGGCGAGTTCGACACGTCGAACATCAAGTATAAGGGCTACGAGCGCTATTCGGGCGGATGGTCCGATTGGCGCGGCCTTTTCACCAATGGCTACGGCGCCTGATCTCCGAAACTGAGGGGGCCAAGCCCCCCTCATCTTTGGCTGAACTATGAGAATTCTTCGGACCCAAAGGGGTTCATAGGAGGCAGTAATGGGCATCCGCTCAGATTTTCCACAGGGCTTCTTGAACGGCGTGACGATGCGCGGCGTTCCCATCGTGCAATCCCACCCCGGACAGGTGTTCTGGGTCTACAACGGGACCGGACTTCTCGGCAGCCAGCGCGGCGGCTCCGATGGCAACAAGGGCACGTTCAATAGCCCATTCTCGACGCTGAACTACGCCATCTCGCAGTGCGTCGCCAATCGCGGCGACATCATCGTCATCAAGCCCGGCCACACCGAGACAGTTTCGTCGGCGACGGCGCTCAATTTCAACGTCGCGGGCGTGGCTATCATCGGGCTCGGCAGCGGGACCAATCGCCCGAAATTCACGCTGGACACGGCCAACACCGCGACCATCCCGGTTTCGGCAGCGAACATGAGCATCCAGAACTGCCAGTTCTTCGCGAACTTCCTCTCCATCGCCGCGTGCTTCACGCTTTCGACGGCTGCGGAATTCTCGGTGCAGGGCTGCTATTTCCGGGACACCAGCTCGATCCTCAATTTCCTGAACATCGTCAAATCGACGGGCGCCGCGAACACGGTCGACGGCCTATCGTTCAACGATAACGTCGTCGTCAATCTCGGCGTCACTTCGAACAACACCACGATCCTGACGGCGAACACCATCGACCGGCTCGAAATGCGCCGCAACTACCTGAAATGGGCCGTGCAGAATGATGTGGCGATCGGCGTGATCGTTACAGCAGGCGTGCTCACCAACCTGATCGCCACCGACAATATGGGCTATCGTCCGAACACCACCACGGCAGGCGGGTCTTTTATCAACGTCGGCGGCACGACCAGCACCGGCATTGTGGCGCGCAACCTGATCCAGACCCTCACGACTTCGAGCGACCTGCTGTTCACCACGACCGTGGGGCTGGCA